GAACTCTTTAGTTAGCTCGGCGATAATAACCCGCTGTGCTCCAGCAGTATCACCGGTTGCTACCAGATTCTTTACTAAGTCTTTTTGGCTCTCAGAGAGGCGCACACCGACTCTTTGCAGGGCAGTTACACCGAGTACTGGGTCTTGTAATGCCTTACCCACCTGAATAGAGGTTTGTGTCAGGTCAGTACCCATTGCAGTTGCCATATCTGCCACGGCCTTAGTAGCGTCTGGGAATACGTCTTTACCAATATTTGTAAATGTTAGGAGCATATTCTGCGCGCTACGAACTTGCTCATCTGAGTAACGGGTATTCTTTTCTATGCTAGCCGACAGCTTATCTACCATATCGGCTGTAACACCGGCGGCTCCACCAGTAGATTTAAGTACGGCGTTCGTTTGAGCTATCGCCAGCTCGCTCTCCATGAACGCTTTGGTGCTCGCTATGCCAAAGGCTACAGTCGCAGCACCGAGCGCAGCAATACCGGCAGCAGCTACAGCGCCCATCTTGCCAACAGTACCTAAGCCACCACCGAACTTCTCTAATGACGCGCTTGCTTTGTCATCAGCTGTTATAACGGCTTTAATATGGGCTTCGGCTGCCAACTTATTTACCTCCTGAGTGCTTGTTCATCAATTCTTGCTTCTTATTTATAGAACTATATATCTTGAGGTTAGTAAAGAAGTCATCAACAGGCTCATCTGCTAACTCTTGTGCAGATAAGCCAAAGAGCTTGCGATAGAGGTATTTCTGGATTGCTAAGGGCATTTGGGAGCGCTCATTAAATATCGCGTCCTCAATGTCCTCTATGCTTTTGGGTCTTGTCCTGTGAGCCGTTCCATTACGCCAGTAAAGAACTCGCCTGGCATATCGAGCATATCGTCTTTCGTGAACTCTACGAGCTTGCCGTCCTGAGCTATCTCGCCCTTGATAAGCCTGTCTGAAAGTAAGTCCACCATGAACTGCATAGCTTCTTGGTTGTTGTTTGTTTCCTGAACAGTAGCAATCTTCGCTTGGATATCTTCGTACTCTCGAACTGGTATAGCCTGAAAGATTACATAGCTATCAGCATAGTCCTCGCCGAAGAAATCGAGCGAGATACGCTTTTCAATTTTTATCATATCGTTCTCCTTAGTTTAGTAGCCAGTGCCAGCAAACGTGTTAATCAGAATGCACGAGCTGATTATATCAGCAGCGTTGGCGGCATCATAGTTGGCCTTGAACTGAATGCTCTGCGATACGATGGTATCGAGTCCACGATCCTGTTCCCATTCGGTAAAGTCTACGCGTGGGAACTCCATCGCCAGGCTAGAGTTGACTGAGCTACGGACAAAGCTGATACCCATAGCCTTATAGGTGCCATCAAGCATCAGGTTGCGGTAGGTTTCGTCTTGCTTCAAGAGTTCGATAGATCCTTCTACGGCGAAGTTGGTAGCCAGTACATCTTCTGGCTCAACAGTACCAAGCACGACATCGTGTGCAGCATTCTTGGTAAAGTTTAGCTCTAGCTTCTTTAAGCTAATCGCTGAAGCGGCAGCTAGACCTGCGGTAGAGCTTGCAAGCTTGAATACGAGGTGCTGATGCAAGAACTTATTGCCGAGCGCCGTAAAGCTAGCCGTCTGACGCGTATACGAGCGCCCAACGCGGCTTAAGAGGCCAACAGTGAAGTTTACTATACCATTCTGTTCTACAGTGATTTTAAGCGTATCTATAACGCCCAGGCTATAAAGCTCGGCGTAGTCAGGATCCTGGTAGAGCACTGACAAGCTTTGGTGCTGGTTAGAGTTAGCTAGGGTATAGGTGTGAGTGTAAGGGTTTCCACCAGTTGTTACCGGAGAAGCTCCCAACAGGCCGGTGAGAATAATTCCTGCAAGCTTATCATCTAAATTGCTCTCGAACTCTCCGCTTGCCATGCGCTGGGTTACAAAGTTTGCGTCAGAATCGGCTAGCTTGCCCATTCCTTCAGACTCTCGGGCAGTCTCAGTTTTATCATCAAAGCTAATGGTGCTGCGTGGAATCCAAAAGCCGTTCGTGATAGTACCAGTACCGCGAGTGCCTTCTTTTGCGATTAGTAGCTGCCCTAAGCGGCCAACGTGTTTACTCATATTTATATACTCCTTTTACACTATGTAAATGCTATGCACCTTAACAGTAATCTCTACCCCACGCGCCCAGCCAGCCTCATACTGGTAATAGCTAGGTGTGCCAATAGCAGCTTCCATGAACACCACCTGGGCATAATCTCCTAGCGTGATATTGCTATCTAGCGTATCGAGAATATCTCCAGTGATATCTTCTATCGTCTGCTCGGCTAACTCTACCCTATCAGTGTTATCCCGATCCTGTCCGATCTGCGCTAAGGCCAGAATGCGGTAGGTGTGTATGCGCTTATTCTCCGCGTTGGTATAGAACTCATTATCTGAGCCAGCGAATGTAATAAAAGCGCAAGGGAAGCCGTCAGGGTTAAGCTTTTCGTGGTTGTAAACTTTGTTAATGGTGCTAATCGTAGAGATTTGCGTAATCAACTCATGTTTGATGTCCTGAATTACGCCCATGCAATACTCCTTACTCCAGTTATCGTATATTTATACCTATGCGTCAATAACTTCATACGCCCTGGCCTATTTCGTTTAATACCTTTTGTACGGCATTCTTAAAGTTCTCTTGGATCTGCTTCTCATCATCTTTTAATGAGTCGGCCAAGAATGGTCTAGCCTTAATACCCCTGCTCGTACCCTCATGCAGATAGGTGGCGTAGTCCATACGGCTGTAGAGCGTTCCCTTACCAGTTTCAAACATACTAACCCAGTTCCGGGTCAGGGAATAGGTGCGGTTTTGGTAGTACTCATTTGAATAGCCTTTTTTGGTTACGGTACGCTCCACTTGAAAGATAGAGCCTTCAATAGCGGTATTTAAATGCTTCACCATAAGCTCCGGGGCTTTGCGGAACGCCCGGCGAATCTCGTCTAGATTCTCAATCTTAACGCTATACTCAGCCATTCTTGCTCTCCAGTATTACTTGGATATGCTCCAACAAGCCCGATCCCTCATAGCGGCTGACGGCTTTTACGCTGTAGCGCTTACCGGAGCCGTCATCGACCTGGTCGCCCTCTTTAATTGGCACTGAGCCGTCTACCCACATATCGTATAAAGCGCCGATCCGCCCGCCGATGTCGTTCGTACGGCTAATACCTATCGGCTGAATGTCTGCTTGGTATGAGGTAAACGTAGCCGAGTAGTTTTGGATAGCAGCACCGAAAGGTCGTAAGCGCCGGATGCTTATCTCGTGGCTAGCAAAAAACAAAGCCATTAGTTATATCCAGATATAGCAATATCGCAATATGGGCGCAGTATGTCGTCTAGTCCAAGCGAATCTATTAGGCTAGCATTGCCGGTAGCGGTAGTGCTGTCAAAGTACTCTACCTTGCGCTGCCCCTCTTGCTTGCTCTTTATGCTGGTGCCAGCTGTACCGTTCTCGGTTACGAATGCCGCCATGCGCGCACACGCCTCAGCTAAGTCATCGGGGATTGTCGCGTAACCTGCTGTGTAGGCTATCTTCCAAGAGTGAAAGCTTGAGCCAAAGTTTACCAACGCCTTAATGATGCCGGCGTCAGTATCTACAAAGTAATCCTCAGCGTCGAGTGTGGTAAAGCTGGCGTTATTACCAGCTTCATCGCGCCATTCTACGCTGGTCATAGTAATCACTGGCTTATTACGCAAGACTAGCTCATTGCCGCCAATCCCATCGTAATACTCAACATAGGCCGTAGAGTTAAAGCTCGATACGCCACAGTAGTTCAGAATAATCTTTGTAGCGTAGTTAATATTGCGGGTAATCAGATTATCCTGGGCAGTTCCGGTAATCCCAAGTATTTCTTTTACATCTGCTACCGATGTGAGGGCTTCTGGTGAGAGAGCTGTCATGCTATTTTATCCGATCTGGTTATCATCTTATCTTTGTACGCGATGCCCTTGCGGTAGAGCTTGCGCGCGAGAGTTTGCGGTACGCTAATCACTTCTCCGGTAAGCCGGTCTTTATAGTCCTTGAGTAAGCGTATACGTACTCTTTCCATGTCTCTATATAACTACTACTAGATATATACGTCAATAACGCAAAGAGCGCCCAAAGGCGCTCCTGCGTAGCACTCGACTAGACTTATGCTAGTCTGCTGCTATTCTACCAAAGTTTCTATTAAACTCCAGTAATCTTCTTAACTGCTTCGGTTAGTGTGAGTTCTGCGTCAACACGCTTCTCTACACGCACGAATACCAAGTTCTTTTCGAACGCGCTTGATCCGCCAACAGTGGCTTCATCTGATACGCGTACCGAGATACCAGCACGATCTACAATCTGGTAGTAGTTGAAGTCGCCCAAGTAGAGCTCATTCCCTAGATTGTTCTGTTCGTACATAGGTCGCCCGAGAAGGCTTCCGTAAGGGCTATCGCCCAGGTTCTGTACGAGGTATCGGTTCTGGGTGTCTTTTAGCTGACGCACGGTTGCGAGGGTACGAGCGTTTCCTACCCATACTGCACGCCCACGATAGCCCTGCTTCAAGTCATGGAACAATTCAATTACATCATCAGCCATGTTCGCGCTTTTAGCACGTGAGCCTACGGTGTACTGGTTTACTCCGGTTGGCTTACCTGATCCATCACCAGTCCAGAATGCTGCATCTTCTTTTTCGGCAAGGCTCTGTGTCATCAAACCAGCGATGTAGTTGACGATAGATCCGTTTACGCCAAGAGTAGCGTCATCTGAAAGTTCCTGCGAAAGCGGTACGATAGAAGCTAGAGAGTAAGGAGTGAATACTAGCTCTGCGAATTGAGCGGTGCTGGTAGCCTTAACTGCAGCTTCGTTACGCCATTGTGCCTGTGGTCGAGTATCGAGTTTTGGCAAGTGGAGTTCGTTGCTTTGTGTGGTAATGGTGTTAGCGATCTGGCGCATAACAGTTGCGTCTCGGAGATCTTCTACGATCATGTTCGAGAATTCTGCTGGCACGAGGTATCCACCTAGAGCGTCAGTACCTTCTACGAGTACCTGAAGCTTTTCTTTATCACCATGCATAAGAGCGCTCATAAAGTGAATGGTCTTACCAGTGATTTCGGTGTACTGCTTACCAGCGTTCTTACGTTCTGGGATTACGTGCTTGATTTCAGCAAGCTTATCTACTGATACGCTTCCCAAGCTCTTGTCCATAATCATCTTGTCGTTGCCCATTTTCACGTCAGCAATAACTGGTACGTGAGCTTCTGCCTTAACTTCGGCATCAAGCTTTTCGCTCAATTTACCAAAAGCCTTAGCAGCAATAGCTTCAGCGAGATCTTCTACTTTTGTATCTTCAGCGCTTTTAACTTCAGCTTCTTTGGTGCTGATGTCTGCGGCTTCTTTTTTAAGAGTCTCTAGCTCGGCCTTTTCTGCTTCGGTAATGCTACCGTCAGCGAGTTTGGCCTGTAAGTCTGAGATTTTACCCATGTATTAAAGTCCTTTCTTATTATCTTGCAGCAGTTTCTCGGTTACTCGATCCAGTGCTTTAAGTAGTGTGCGTTGGCGGCTGTCCTCGGTTTCTGCTAGGAGCTGTCCAGCTATCTTGTCGATTGCCTTAAGCCCGTTCGCGCGCACGTATGGATTGCCATCATCGCTTGAGGATTTAGCCCGTAAGCTATTCACCTCATGCTCCAGCTCTACTAATCGCTTAGTAAGCTGTTCTATATCGTTATGCTTCATTTCTTCTTCTGCGTCAATAACTCCAATCACGCTCTTGATAACGCTTTTCTCAAAACCTGCTGTTTCAAGTGATTTATACGCCATCATACGAGCTTCTGGATTGGCTGGTACGTTCACGGCAGAGATTTCGAGGAGTTCCTGCTTGGTAAATGTATTGCCTTCAGCTTCTAAGGGCTTAAAGCCTACGGAGAAGCTGTTGATGATGCCCTGATCAAACATTGCCTTAATAGCTCGAGCTTCTGGAGTGATGTCGTGAAACTCTGGCTCGAATACCATCTTAGCGTCTGCGCCCTTGCCTTCAGTGCGGACATTCTTCGCATTGCCAATAGCCGGGATAGAATGATCGTGCGCCCAGAGCAATACAGGATTTGCCATAAAGTTTTTTGTTTCCCAGCCTTCAACGAGAACTTTCTCGCCATGCCGATCCTCAACTGCTGTAGAAGCGATAGCAATCATCTTTTTGCCCTCTCGCTCTATATTTGCCTTTACTGTATACATAATAGTTTGACTCCTCTTTGATACTGCTATCTAATAACCTGCGAACAGAATCGTCAAGAACTCTAAAGCTGATCCACCTTAGCTTGCGTTACATCACTATTGGCTTCAGTGTCAGCGAGTATCTTGCCCATCGTACCTGCGGTAGTATGAGCAGATAGTGGCTCGTCCCATACCCCAGTGATACTCGGCATAGTTGCAATAGCAGGTTCAACAGGTAAACCATTCGCCCAAAGGTCAAGTCCACCCAAGTCAATCTGTACGCCAGCAGGATAAGCCACGTTAAAATCATCAACGTAGAAGTAGCTGTTTGCTCCAAGTGAAGCGTTAGTTGCACCAGTGATCTTCATCTCAACCTGCCCGAAAGTTGTGGTCGGAGTAAACGTCACCGCTAGTTGTTGCCATGAGCCAGCCGTTGCGGTTGCTACAGAGGTTGCAGTTGAAGTCTGGTCATAGGTAACGGTAAGCGTTGGTAGCGTGTAAGTACCAGCGTAGTAAGCAGCGAGGTTGATTCGTACCCAACAACTTATAGTCATGGTCTTGTTCTGAATATTACCTGTCGGTATGGTTTGTTCCCAGTGCATCAAATTCATTCCGTACGGCTGGAATCGCATAGCAAAGCCACCAGCCGTTCTGACTGTGGTATCAGTAAGGCCAGTCCCAGCTCGGTGTATTTCACCATAGGGCAAATAGGTAGAATCTGCATTCGTTACCTGGTCATAGTTTTGGAATGATACTTTCGAGCCATCGACACCCTCAGGGTTGCTCTGGGCAGGGTTGGTGACGGTTCCAATAATAGAATCAATGACCGTCAGATTTGAATATGGTACATAGTTTGCAAAGTATTCGTGGATGTAGCTCACCGCTGCACTGACACCGTATGACTCGTTTATTGCCCGTACATTCTGCAAAACAGAGAAGTTCCAAAAGACCCTAGTAATCTTGTCGTGACTGTTGTTTTGCCAGATGACGTTCATCATTGGCCCATCGGCCCTTACGGTAGCGTTAAGCCCCCAAAAGACATTGTTAGAAATGGTTGAGTTAAACAGGCCCGAACCAACTGAGACTGGCTGACCTCCACTGTTGTAGACATAGTTACTATCTATCAAGACATTGACGTTGCGTGAAAAATTGGCAAATGATGAGCTGTTCATCATAATGTTATCTTCAAATAATTTTGTTCCGCTTGCAGGGCCATAGTAAGTACCAATAAAGCTTGCCTTGAAGGCGTGGTTCCGTTTGAAAACATTGGGACTACCATTGAGGAAGTTGGTCGAATTAAAGAGTGTCACACCACCAGTTAAAGCACCATTTGATAATGCACAGTCTTGAACTAATATTCCGCCAATATTAGCAGTATCGTCATACCAACCACTCGTACCCTGAGAAGGTGCCATCGATATGCCAGATAGCCAAACGCCACTAAAGACAATGTCGTTAATACCGTTTACATAATGAAGGGCGGTAGTGGTAGTTGTTTGCTTGTACTCAACACCATAACCGTTAAGTCGCATGACGTGACCACCAGCCAAACGAGCAGCAGTCACAATATTGGTATTGAGCGTAATGTTAACACCAGCGATGGAGCTAATGGTAAACGGTACAGTCTCAGCAGTGACACCTGCTGTATCGGCTTTACAGACAACTAGGCTGTCGCCAATTGACCAACCTGTAGCGGTTGAAGTTACAATATTAGGCTGTGAATTAGCTGCATTACTAGCCAGAGTAGTAGAACGAACGGAAGGCACTTCACCGTACATTCTAATATTCATACGCCCTATTCGAGAAACAGTAGGGTTATTACCAGCGATGTTAATACCAGTATTGCCAGCCGTACCAAGGGTATTAGCCACCTCTACAATAACGGCTTTTTGAGCAGTTGGTATCGGACTAGCTTCTGTGCCAACATGAAAGCCAGCGTGAGAACCAAAGACAAAGTAGCCATCAATCGTCATGGTGTAACTAGCAACAGGAGCGTTTTCCCAAATAATCATGGCGTTGGCAGTGTAGTCACCTGAATTAGAAGAACAGGCAATACCACAGACTGAGTTTACGGTTTCACCTGTTGAGAGTAGTCCATTAAAACGACAGTCTCGGTCAATCGTAATGCGATCTTTAGCGATGATGACATCGTTGAGTGCGTAGGTTGCAGCAGTATCACACCAGGTGGCATACATTGGTGCGGTTCCATTGGAAGTCACAAGACCCCAAGTACCGACTGTGCCGCCAGATTGTATAATACTAAATCGCCACTTTGAGGCAGTTGTATCGACAGCGTAAGGTACTGAGAACTCAAAAGGACGTATCCATGTAGACTGTAAGGTATTAGCGACTGAGTTAGCAATTTGAGCACCAGTTAAAACACTCGAAACTCGGTCAGTCCAGACACTAGCTACGTTCTCTTGTAGGGTGACGGTAACGGTTCGGTTAATGTGTGTTGTCGCTCCGAGAGAGATGATGACACCCATGCAGTTGCCAGCGTTGGCAAACGTCACTGGGATGGTTCGGGCTGCTGTAAGAGCAAGCGTAGTGGCACTAAACCCACCGAGGTTATACGATTCAGCTCGGTAAAAGCCTGATGCGGTGTTGAGGGTAGTTGCACCGTTTGAAATAATTACTGCCATTATAAGTTCTCCTCGTACGAATCACATGCCCGTTGTGCAAGTGCAGTCAATTCTTCTTTACCGTCACCCATATTGCCTTCTGTTGAAAGGTCATTTACAACAATAGTATGCCCATCACTCATATCCCAAGTTACCGAACTAGCAACGGTGGGCTTATCTAAATTATGGTATCTGCGATTTATGGGTTTCATGATTGTCTCCTTATGAATATGTTTGTGAACTTCTTGCTGTCCAGGCTGCTGCGTACCCCGAAGCACCTGTGGCGTACTCTCGTACGTTTGTGGCTACTGTTCTTCGATAAATATACCACGCTCCACCTGTGCTTAAGTAGCTCACATAAATATACGTGCTCGTCTTTTCGTAATCTTCCCATGCGTAACCAGTTGTAGTAGCTGCTGGAGTTTGCCAGCTATAGTCTTGTCCCGCATTACTATCTTTTGTTAGCACTTGTCCAGTATTGCCGCCTGCTAAGAGCGTTAGGTTAGCTTTTAGATCCAGCGCTGCTTGTAAGTCGAGCTGATCCGCAAGTGTACCAGTAATTGTTCCCCAGTCCGTAGATCCAACAATCGGTGCTGTGCTAGAGCTACTACCACCAATGACTTCTTGAACAATCGTATCTTCTTCTCGAACGCGCCCAAGTACTGCATCAAACTTTGTATTGCTCATACGATTGTCGCCTTATCTCGTGGAACATATTTAAGCATGAGGCGATTTTTCCACGCTTGCTTGTATGCGCCAGCCTTACCAGTTGCGAATGTTGAGCTTTCGCCTTCGGTGCTTTTACCGAGCCGCTGAATAAACCAGTTACTATCTTTATTCAAATAGCCGATGTAGCGCACGCCATTTTCTTCTATGCTGTTCGCATAATCGTAGCGAGCGTATATGTCTTGCTCTAGCGCCTTCTCTATATGCCCAAATACCGATTTTAGCGTGCTTATCTCGCTCTTAAGTTCGCCAAAGGCAGCAATAGTCATCTCAGGGTCTAACTTGTCTTGGAGAGCCTCTAATTGCGCCGATGTTTTGTTTGCTATTTCGGCAAGCTCTTTGGTATCGAACTCGTTATGCACAATCGGCGCTGGCAGCTCCGGCAGATCTACTTTTAGCTCTTTTTCATTCAGCTCTTTTAGGCTCTGGGCAATGCCAGCTTGCTGAGCTTCAAGCTCTTTGCGCTTTTCTGCGCGTTTTCTTAATAGGGCGAGTTTGCGCTCATTCACTGATAAGCCCCTCTAGCTCTTTAGCATACTCACGCTCTTTGGCTAGCTCTTCTTTTAGCTTATCTATCTCTGATGTGTCGGGCTTCTCAACAACCTTTTTAGCTTTCTTAGGCTTGAGGGCGCCGGAGAGCGTCTTAGAGAACTCATCGGCTAGTACCGGCAAGATATCGCAACGGCAGCGCACGTGCAGCGGTGGAGCCTCTAGGTGGCTATAATCAAGCGTCATGGTATTACCCTGCCCATCTTCTATCGTATCGCCCTTATCGGCAAAGTTAGAGTCCAGCGCTACATCCTGATAATCCTTCTCAGCTTGCAAGCAGAACTCACAAACATTGCTATCTCCAGCCGTAGTCCATTGTTTGCCAACTACTGCGTCAGATTGCTTGTAGGCGTCTGTCGTGGCTAGGTTGGCTACCCGCAGTACCTCGGTCTGGACTATTGTATCTATTTGCTTCTGGCGGGCGCCATCGAAGAACTTCCCGACCTCAGCCCGGATATCATTGACGGTAGCGCCTGAAGCGGTCATGTCGACAATAGTATTCGTGAGCTTATCGATATCAGTGACCGTCATGCTCTTGGTAAACTTCTTAATACTCGAGCGGACTGCCTTACGGACTTCAGCCGATGGCTTGTAGTTGAGCTTCTCGCCGATCAGCGCGTTCGCGGCCATGCCACCGATCATCGTGGCTTCTTCCATCAAAGGAGTGAATAGGTTAATACCAAAGCTAATCTCATCATCTACATCGAAGAGTGGGGCAGCGCTAGCTTTCTGCAAGCCCTTCTCTTCTATCAGCGCAACGGCGGCCATTGTCTTTTCTTCTAGCCGGGTTAGGTAATCATCCAGCTTCTGGGCAAAGCGAGCTTCTACGCTCTCGATTTTATTAATCTTAGCCCGGTGGTACATCACCACCTCGTCATTGGTAAAGAACTCCGAGTAGCGTACGTCTTTCTTAGGTGCTACGTGTTCATGCTCAATAAGCCCCTGGGCTTCCTTAACAGCTTCGGCAGCAATCTCTTTGGCAGCAGCTAAGAGGGTTTTCTGCTTAGCGACTAGCTTAGGAATGCCAAGCTGTCTAAAGCGCTTCTCGAAGTCCACATTCTTGATAGCTTTAGGCATTCCCTTATCTTCTGGTGGAGCTTCGCCATCGGCTGGGGTCATCGGCTCTATTGGGCTAGCGTCAGGTGTACTATTAAAGTCATCGCCACCTTCTACTGGTGGGAGATCAAACATATCGCGAGCTTCATTACGAGTCAACCATTTACCGTAGCCAGCGGTAGCTTCGACAATATCCTCGGCAGTATCTTCTGGGTACGGATCCTCAAAGCCAAAGATAAGCGCGTCTGAGGTCATAGCTGGCAGGTAGAACTCATTTAAGCTATCGACAAAGCTCTGCATCTTAGGCTTGATGACTTCCTTGAGCCAGCCGTAGAGGGATGCTTCGGCGTTAGCGCGGTTTACATCTTCAGTGATTCCTAAGCTCACTTTGGTATTGCCAAAGATACTCATCATCTTATCGCGTACCCATTTACTCTGCTCAATAAACTCCATATCGCGCTGTGTGCTATTTAACGCTTTAATATCTAAGCCTCCCTCAAGGATCATCGTCTTGTGGGCATTACGAGTGCCACCAAATCTACGCTTGAGGTCGGCTTCGAGCCTACGCATATTATCGGGGTTAATCTTTTGGTCAGTGCGGAGAACAGTATCGGGCGTAGCGTTATTTAAGAAAAAGCGCTTATTAAAGTCCTCGGCATAGAGGTCGGTGTCGATAGCTGCCAGCGCCATTGCAATCAAGCCCATACCACGTACCGGATTTAATGGGTTTGGATTCTTGAAGGGTACGACTTGCTCGGGCTTGTAGGTTTCTACGCGCTCCTTGCCGTCTACGATAGTGGTGTATTTGTAGCCGGTAATCTTTACGCCACCGCCACCGATATAGTCGAATAGTACTTTTACTTTGTTTGGCTCTAAGATATAGATATTCTGCTTGGCGTCATCTATATACCAGAAGCAGTCGCCAGCCATATCTTTGAATGTTTGTGTGCTATATACAGCGTCAGTAAAGCTTGTGAAAGCATTTAGTCGGTCGAGTCGGTCGAGTACCTCATGGCTTTCAATTTCAATATATTCTTGCTCGCCGTTAATAACTCGCACTTTGTACAGCTTAATCTCCATCTTTGAGACAGAAGAAGCAAGTGCGTTTAAGTTCGCATATACCCAGCCGTTATAGTATTTCGAGTAATCAGTCGGGTCGCCGGTAATATTGTTGCTAGAGGTATACCCACCAGCCGAGTAAACGGTCTTGTCTACTACTGGCTGAACGAGCGGAGTGGTATCAATCCCACTGTTCGTTAAAGAAATCAGATTTTGCAGTCTTTTCCACATGGCTTGTTTCGACAACTGTGAGGTTGGCTATACTCCGTTCTTGTTCTTTGGCATAAGCGTACTCAGCGAGCGCCCAACTGTCCGCATAATCATCGTGCGCGTTTGGGTCATCTGGGTGATGTACTGATAAGAGTTGTCCTCGGTACTCTTGCTGGAGATCCAACATTTGTTGCCGAAACTTCTCTGACTCCTTTGTACTGTTCTTTGGGAGCGTAGTCAATAACTGCTGAATGCTCACCTTCAAGTTCTTATACATAATGTCTTTGCTCACAGCGGAGAACTTCATACGATACAGGCCGTTGTTCTCATCCATAAAGTTCGTCTCACGCTCAAACATATCAGGCATAAAGTCGCCCTGGCCGGTTGAGTCTATTGCCAAAGCCCGGATATTATAGCGACCTAAGAAATCGGTAATGATATCGAATTGGTCTTTATAGTTCTCACCACGTAGCTCCAGCCAGTTAATTAGCTCCTTTTTTTCTAGCTCCGAGTTCCAGCGAATAATCGTTACGATGGTGCTATCGGGATGCTTTGCGGTATCTATGCCGGCGTAGCATTCATGCTTCTTCTCGTGGTGGGTACGCCCTCTATCGCTGGTTAGCGCGTCTAGCTCCTCTGCGGTGGTAAACTGCCCTGTACCAATCAACCACTTGCCGTAGTAAGGGCGCTGGATCTCATCGCTCTCTAGCCCATACTTCTCTATCTCGCCCTTAATGGTTTGCTCATAGATTAGGTGGCGTGGATCGCCGGTAGACTCGTATACGGTACGCCTCTGCTCGGCTATCTTATCAAAGTAGAGCTTATTGGCGCTCGCGCCTTGCCCTAAGCGGTAGAAGTTGCAGATACGCGTACCAGCTGTGCCAATCCATATTACCGGAGCGTTGGTACTGGCGCGCATTGGCAGGATTTGCTCTTTAACTATCTGGTCGGGTAGGTCTTGGCTCTCTTCAAAGATAATCAAATGGAGTGTCTTACTCTCCGGCTTGCTGGTTTTACTGACCGGGAATATATAGCAGCTGGTGCCATTGGGTAATACGAGCGTCTTAGCGTTGCTCTCCTCTTTAGCATAGCGCTCGGCGTCATCGCCCTCAAAGCTCTGTAGGTCTTTCTCGGTCTTACGCAGTGCCAGCTTCAGCCTATCGAAGTCGGTCTTAGCTTGCTCGGCCTGGGGAGCGAAGATAGCTATATTGATCGGGCGAGAGAATGCTTCGGTAAAGAATAGCATTATAAACTCAATCGTATGCACGATAGCGGTGGTCTTGCCGGACTGCCGCGAGAACTCGGCGTGTACCTCTATCGGTTTAAGCTTCTTAATATCCTCTTCGGTAGCGTGAATAGTCAGCTGCAAGTTAGTAATAAGCGCGGAGAATATCTTACGAGCCAGAATCAGCTGGTAAGGGTAGAGTACGAGATTATGCTTCGCTAGTAGGTGCTGTTGAAATAGCACCATCATCTTGTCCGTCATCTATCACTCCCTGGCTTATCTTCTCAGGATCTATCCCATAGGCTTGCAAGAGTACGCGGATAGGGTTTTGCCCCCCTTCCATCTCCACCTTTTGCTTAAAGTCTTTGGCCTTACGCTCTAAGTACCATTGGGCGTTCTTTGTATCATGCATATTCTTTATAATCGTCTGCTTGGCCTTCAAGATAGGCTCAGACTTCCATGCCTCGATTTGCTGTAAATACTCTGGGTGCTTGTCGATATAGTTATATAATGTTTTTTCAGTTATGCCAGCATAGTGTGCTGCCTCCAGGTTAGTAGCCCCAATCAGAAAAGCTTGTCGCAGAGCCTCTAGTACAGGCTCGGTCATTACGGTTGGTCTAGGCATTGACTACTCCGGTAATTTCCTGCCAATTATCCTCTTGGCCTATAAACTTCGCATAGCGCTTACGTATAACATCGCAATAGCGTGGGTCTAGCTCAACGGCATAGCATATTCTATCTAATTGCTCACAGGCGATAAGGGTAGAGCCAGAGCCACTAAAGCCGTCATATACCACATCCCCTGCTTTACTACTGTTTTGGATAAGATAGGCGAGTATCTCTATAGGCTTCATAGTCGGATGCTCGGAGCTACGGCTCGGTCTATCAAAATTGAGTACTGTCGTTTGCTTGCGATCGGCAAACCAGCTGTGACTACTCCCAGACTTCCAGCCGTAGAGTATAGGCTCATGCTTCCATTGATAGTCCTGTCTCCCCATTACCATAGTTTGCTTTACCCATATGAGGCATTGTTTCAGCATCCAGTTAACCTCTTTGACGGCGGCTCTGAAGTTATACCCCTCGGAGTCGGCGTGGAATATGTAAAAAGCGGCGCCGGACTTCATATGCTCATCAGCGCGCCTGTAGGCATCGGCCAGGAAAGCTAGGAACTCGCCGTCATCCATTTGGTCGTTATCTATTTTTAGGGCGTCTTTGGTCTTGCCGGTATAGTCTACGTTATACGGTGGGTCGGTTAAGTAGAGGTCTATCTTCTGGTCTTGGAACAGGGAGTTGATATCATCCTCGCTTGTAGCCGAGCCACACATCAGCCAGTGCTTACCGAGCCTATATATCTCGCCCAGCCTACTTACCGGTGGGTCTTGGCTAATTTCAGGTGGCTCATCTTCTTCTATACCATCGAGCGATAGGTCTAATGGCTCGAGCTTATTGAGTCGGAGCGCTTCATAGTTATCGTCTAGCTTCAGCTCTTCGAGTATCTCGGCCAGCTTTAGCTCGTCAAACTTACCGGCGATGGCTTGGGAGTTCATGATTACATTAAGCTTTTTCTCTTCGTGCTTATCGAGGTCTACTACATTACAGGTAGCTTCAGTCCAGCCCAGGGCGAGCATGGCCTGCAAACGTTGGTGGCCGGAGATCAAGGTCATGTCTTTATTCACAATCAGGTTCTCTTGCTG